CAACTCTACCATGCAATCCCTGCTTGGAGAGTACAAACAGAGAGGAGATAAACATGTTTGTAATACTTGCAACTAAATCAACCAATGACGGATGCAAAGGTTTCCGTTTCAACTTCCTTGGCAACAAGGGTATCTATCGTAAGCGTAAGGTTATCAACCGATACGGTAGGTCAATAGGTGATACTATGACTGGCTACCACTTTGGCAAGCGGTCTGTATACTTTCAACACGCTGAGCCAAAGCGTAAACTTTATCACTTTGCAGGGTAGGAGGATACCATGACAGAATTTACTAGATCACAACTAAACTTATTGCGTAAGCAACTACAAGAAACTATTGATGGTGCTAACCTATCTGACATAAAGATTGAGGTAGGTAACTGCTCATATGCAGGTGGTGAGGCTACGTTCAAAGTCAAATGCACACTGAAGGGTGCTAAGACTAGGGAACAGATTGACTTAGAATACTACGCTGAGTTACACCAGATCGACACGACTGCCATTGCCAAGCTGCAAGGTGAAGACATGAGCATCATTGGCTACAAGTCTAGGGCTAGAAAGAAACCTTGGATACTGCAACGACTACGAGATGGTGCTGAGTTTGTATGCTCAGATCACACAGCTAAACAGTTCTTCAAAAAGAGAGAGGAGATTGCATAATGGAAACTAAGTTCACTAAGAACAAAGAGCTTGGCTTCACTGAAAATCAGTGGGGTCAACTCATAGACGCCAATGGATTACTTATCATGTGGTTCATTGAGTGGAACAACAAAGACTGGCATGGCACACCAGACATGAGTATCCAGGAATTTTTTACCAAAAAGTATAATCAATCTGCAGGGTGCAATCCTTGGCCTATAAAAGGTGCTGTCTCACTTGATGGTAAGTTTGTATCAACACATCAGGATGATGAAGACCTTGAGCCATACTTCATGATTGATACTGATGATGGCGTTGGGTACATCTATCCATACGCATTCGTAGCACTGCCAACTAAAGCAGGTGGACATACCATAGTGAGGATGGACTGATGTTACCAGATGAAATGGAAGCTGAGAAAAACAGAAAGATAATTCTTGCACAGGCTGACGAGATAGAAATACTCAAGCGTAACGTGCGTCAGTTACAAGGACAGTATCAGTCTGCACTAGTACACAACAAGAAACTGATAGAACAGAACGCTGAAGCTATGGCAATTATAGCACATAAGCAACAAGAGTTAGATGCTATGGAGCAAGCAAGAAACAATGCTTACGATGACATATCTGGATTGATAAAGGAGGACTTAGAATGCAGATAAATGAACAGACTAAACAAATGATACGAGATATCGTAGTAGAACTATTCAAAGAGGTAGCATCTAAGCAAACGTTTGGAGTCAGCGATGACGTGCTACAATTAGATGAACACCTACATGACTGGACTGGTAGAAAGATCGACAAGTACAAAGTAAAAGTGTACGGTGCAACATTAGAAGAGAGGTACTAATGCAACCCAAAGAACTACACGCACACGCACGTATAAAGTTTGAACCAACACGTGTGCAGAAACAATTAGAGTGCCGACTATTTGGTAAGACATTCCGTAGTATAGCAGCAGCAGCAAGGTACTATGAACTGTCGCCGTCCACCGCATACGAATGGCATCATGGTGGTATGTACAGAGAAACATTCCCAAAGACTAAGCGATGGGATAAATGGAGGGCTGAACATGAAGTGGCTGATACTAATCTTAGTAACACAGGGTAATCCTTTTACTATAGATCACAAAACATTTGACACAGAGGATGATTGTGTGGCATGGGTTAGTGACATAAACAACGTACCAGAACTAGCAACGGAGGTAATCTCTGAAGTTGGTTTCAACAATCCAGTGACAGGTATATACTGTATCACTAATCAAGAGAGGAAGACATATGAGACTATACAAAAACTCTAACGGTGTGTGGGCAGGTACACAAGCTGACGCACGTAAGATGTGTGGCAAAGACTATCAGACTGTCGATGTACCCACTGACAAGCCTAGCTTACTGAGGTTTCTAAACGCCAACAAGGTAGGTGCAGGTGCTGATCCGTATGGTGAGGAGGTACAGAAAGAATGGTTTGATAAGACAAAAGATATTGAGGTAGGTGAAAAAGAATTATCCTACTTTAGGTGGGGCTATGACAAGCTATTCACTGGGCAGTACGATGAAGGTAAAGAACTAATCAAGAAAGCATTGGAGATGGTAAATGATAGAACTACTACTAGCGATGGTTGAAGAACAGAACCCTATCCACAAGTATTGCATGTCCAAGCATGATCACTGGACAGGTAGGGCTGCATGTGTGCAAGAACTACGTCATGCCCAACGCAAGCTTGAGGTAGAGAGACTAAGACAATTCTTGAAAGAGAACCCACATTACAAGTATCCAGGAATGGCTTTGCCGAATGGAAAAATAAAACCACTTGACGTATGCTGGGGATCTGATAAAACTTATTATATTGGAAGTGACAAGCAGAAGAAAGGAAGATGCTAATGAGTTACGAAGTATGGTTTGGTAAGGATGGCAAGTGGTTTGGTTACCACTCATTCAAGCACCGCATGGAAGCGGTAGCCTGTGAAGAAAAGTATCTAAAAATATTTAGAGACTTAACTATAGAGATAAGGAGGAGAGTACATGCGTAGTGAAGGATACTGGAATGTTAATGGGCATTGGAGATACAAGCCCACACAAAGCGAACAGCAGATTGCTAGAGTTGAACCCATTGATAGAGTTATTAATGAATGTAGACGCAGAGCAGATGACGCTTGGTGGGATGGTCATGATGATGATGCTAAACTTGAAGAAGCTTATGCAAAAGTATATGAACAAGAAAGAGAGGAGGGCATACTATGGGTTCCCAACTTCTAGATAACGCAGTTCCTGCAATGTTTACAATAGCTTACATCGTGGCCTTCATCTACTTGGTATATATACATGCTACAAAGTGAGGTTGAAGATGCAGAAGATACGAATGCGCCTTTCGATGATGTTACACATTGGGTGGGTAACCTACCTAGTAAGGATACTAATAGCACTAAGCGTCCTGTTAAACGTTATTCTTGGTGGCAGACTAAATCAAACTTTCTCCGCTCGAAACTGGGAGTGGAAACGAAACGAGAAGATTAACCTAGTGCGTCCATTAGACGCATTGCTTGGCGATGGTCACTGTAGTAGAGCATGGTCATACTGGAAAGTAAGGAGGAAATGGTAATATGAATATCCCGAAGCACACCTGTACGCTAGAAGAGTTATGCAACTTCTATCGTAACTCAGATGTATACCGTAGGCTTAGTTCCTCCTCCCAAAAAGACTACGACAATCATCTAAGTGCCACCTTGATTACTCCTGTGGAAGGTAAGATGCTTCGGGAATATCGCTGTAAGAACTTGAAAGTTCGACACATGCAACAAGCATATGATCAATGGCTACAAGTTGGTACACGTACTGCCAACTACAGACGCAGTGTCCTTTCTGCTGCGTGGAAACATGCCATGCGACATGATGTCTTGATTCACAATCCAATCTCTTTGGTACATACTGTGTCTGAGAAACCAAGGAGAGTACACTGGACTCGTGAACAGGTGTCAATCTTTCTTGACACTGCTTACAGCGACTTTCGTTGGCGCAGCATTGGACTGATAGTTCAGATGGCATACGATTGGGGTCAACGTGTAGGAGATGTTCGGCTTCTTACATGGGATAGTTTAGACCTAAACCAATGTCGTATGGATTTGACTCAGAGCAAGCGTAATGCAGAGGTTCACCTCCCTATCTCTCAGGGCTTGTGTTCCATGCTGCGTCAGCAGAAGGAGGAGTTTGGCTTTCAACAATATGTTGCACCAAGAGTAAAGCCTAGAGCAGGAGCGTATACACCCTATGACAAAGAGGAAATATCGTTATATATCAACAAGATCCTGGACGAAGCTAATCTACCTAAAGAGCTTACGGCTATGGATTTACGTAGGACGGCGGTCACAGAAATGATGGAAGGTGGTGTTGATCTAGCAGGTATCATGCAGGTGACAGGCCACCAGAACGCAGCATCAGTCAAGCCATACATGGTAAACACATTCAGTGGTGCAAGTAAGGCACTATCAGCAAGAGGTAAACAAGATGAGGATGCGTGAGTATGTTGAAGGCCTTGATCTGAAAGAAGGTGGCAGATACAGAGGTGACTGCCCTCAGTGTAGAGGTAAGAATACTTTTACTGCTGCTAATATATTGGGTGAGATAAAGTATAATTGTTTCAAGTTAGACTGTACTGTTGGTGGTATTTATGATACAGACATGACAGCATCAGAGATATATCACCGCATGAAAGAACAACAGATTGCACGTGCATATACAAACATAAAGAAAGAGAAGGAGACTATGGAGATACCACCCTATGTCGTGTCACCCAAGGCACAGCACACGAAACACCAACGCTTTGTAAGACGATGGGGATTGGCAATAGCTGATACCATGTATGATGTGAAGGATGAACGTGTTGTCTTTCCTATCAAGCACAAGGGTAGAATAATTGATGCGGTGGGCAGAGCAGTAGGTAAGAAGCAGCATCCCAAGTGGTATCGCTACACAGGTGAGGCTGATTACTATTTGCATGGTAACGGTAAGATACTACTGATAGTAGAAGATGTACTCTCAGCTATCATAGCCACACAAGAGATACCATACATTACATCTATGGCTATACTAGGTACTAGTCTAAGCCCTAAACACATGGAGAAAATCCAGGAATACAATAAAGTTATCATAGCCCTTGACCCTGACGCCATTGGCAAGACAGTAGAATATCGCAGAGAGATAGAGTTGTGGACAGGTAACAAGACCACCGCTATGAATTTATTAGATGATATAAAGTATAAGATGGAAGAAGATTTACAAAAGCTAAAGGAGTTAACTAATGGAGTTTAAGTTATCAACCGTAAATAAAATTCCTATAGTGTACACAGATAATTTTCATAGCGATGAAGAAATAAATCTAATGTATGCAGAAGCTGAGAAGATAAGAAAGTTAGGCTTACTAAATAAAGGTGGTTCAGGAGGCGCACATAAAAGATACAAAAACGACAAGGGAGAAGAGGTAAAAGAATCATTAGCGCAAAACCAAACAATATTTATGGATCGTTTATATCGTGATCCTAGAGTGTCTGACTTATTAAACATAACAGGTAAAGTACAGGATAAAAAACTTATAGACTATTTAATTTCACTTCATCCTTACTTCGTAACTTTACTACAAAACAGAAGATACTCTAGTCTGTTAAGTTACTATGATAAAGAGCAACAATACAAAGCACACATGGACAGTGCCTTTGTTACCATACTTCATTGGTTCTACAAAGAACCCAAAGTATTTACAGGAGGAGAGTTTTTAATTGAAGATAAATTAAAGATAGATTGTGTTAGAGGTAGAACAGTTTGGATGCCAAGTTGGGCGCTTCATGCAGTGTTACCTGTAGTAATGCCAAAGGATAAACAGGGCTTGGGTTTGGGTAGATACACATTGACACAATTTGTAACACAAGGAGAATGATATGAAACTAGCAGTAGTGATTGACGTTGATGGTGACATCATGTATGTACCAGAAAACACACATGGATTTATCAATGGTGCAAAGCCTAAGTTGTTTAACAATCTTAGAGATGCAGAAGAAGAAAGATGTAAATGGAATACTGGTGTGATAGTTGACTATGAAACAGGCAAGTCTGTGCCAACAATTAAAAGCTTTACTGATGATGAACGAGCGAGAGCTAAAGAAAGAGAGGCAATGAATGATAACAATAGCTAAAGGTTTTGCCGATGAAGAACTATTACAATACATAGAGAAGATTACATCTAAACTAACATTAAAAAAAGGAATAATAGGTGGTGAGCAAGAGGGAGGTTCTATTAACAAAGAGAAACGAAGAGCCGATATAGCTTGGATAGATGATCTACATATAAAAATGATAGCCTGTAATCATGTAACCAAAGTAAACGCAGAAAGTTTAGGCTTCGATCTATATCCTTTTCATTGCGAAATGCAATACTCTGAGTACACAGAGCAGGACAAAGGACACCACCACTGGCATGAAGATGACAGCCCAATAGCAAAAAAGAATACGCCTTCTAGTAGGAAGTGGTCAGGATCATTATTACTAAACACATATGGTAAAGATTATGAAGGTGGAGAACTTGAGTTCCCAGATAAGGTAGATACATCTACTTATACTAGGGGTACTTTTATTGTCTTTCCTTCCATGCTACAGCACAGGGTTGCACCTGTAACAAAAGGAATAAGAAAATCGTTAGTGTTCTTTTTTCAAGGACCACGTTGGAGATAGTTATATAGGAGGCAGGAGACATGATGGAACTAGCATTAATAAAAACATTACTGAACAGAGAGTTTTACAACAATCATAAAGGCATTCGTTGTCCTGACAAAATCTTTAGCAAAGATGTGCGTAAGATAAAGCAAGCACTTGATACAGCTATGGAAGCATATGACAATGACTTCACTGTGTCTGACTTACAAGCTGTATTCAATCGTGTAAACGCAAGCATGACCACCGCTAACCGTATGCAGTATGAAGATTTGTTCAAGCGTATAGAGATAGCAGAACCTATCAAAGAAGAGATAGCAGAGGACACACTGTCACAGTTATTCCAACAGCATGTGGGAGATCGTGTAGCTAACTTAGGCTTTGACTTTGTGAACGGTGCAGAGAATAGCCTTGAACCATTACGTAAACTATT